CCGTCTTTCCGGCTGTCATGGTCCGGGCTACGTCGTGCGCGGCTTGCCCGGTGTCACTAGATATTTTTACTCGGACCCGTCCTCGTACCCGTACCCGACCCGGACCCGTCCCCGGACCCGTCCCCGGACCCGGACCCGTCCCCGGACCCGTACCCGGACCCGTACCCGGACCCGGACCCTATTTCTGCCACACCGGCACCGACTTGATTGAAGCTTGGGCCTTCGGAGTTACCGATAGAATCTCAACGGCTTCGGTCACCTCGATTCGATCCACCTCGCACGGGAATTTGCACTGGTCGGGACACTTCACGCCTTCCATTGCAAGCTGCGATAGAGATGCCGCCCCAACCCAATACCAAAGGCGTCTGGCCTTTGATATCACGACCTCTTTGCCTTTCTTGCTTTCAAGGAATCCGGCGAACACCCCCGCCGTGTAGGTTCTGACGATCACGTAACGCTTCTTGTTTTTCACTTTCGTTCCTTCCTTTGTTTTCATCTTCGTTCACCGCTTTCCACCACAATGTCCCATCTCCCCGGCTTGTCCGGTGGGGACTTCCAATCCTCTTCATTGGGGTAGTAATCCTCCACCAAGTACCCCGCGACTCTTCCCCCTCGAATCCAATAGCAAAGCTGCTGGTTGAATACGGGATCAAACTCTTTCGCTGGAATGGCGGGAGGCTGAAACCACCTTCGTATTTCGTAGTGCTTCGGCTCCCATTGGGCCAAGGCCAACGAACCCACGAGAATCAATCCCGCCGCTAACGTCGAGAGGGTCCAGGGGACGTACTTAGTCATGACTCGCCCTCGACTTCCTTGATTCTTTCGCCAATCCACGACGCGATTTGCGGGACGATGGCGTTTCCGAGGCATCTAAGGCGGTGTGATGCTCCGGGTATCCCATGAGCCACTCCACAAATTCCGGGTGCGGTCTTCCACCACAAACCGTCGGTAGGTCGAGTCCATTTTTCCGTCGCGCACGCTCTCTTGCGGCCCCTCCCGCGCTTCTGATCCCCTTGTCTCCGTCGCTCGCTCTGGGAGTGGGCAACAACCCACAGGCGATCCCGTCTGTGAGGGGAGCCAATGGCGGACGCTGATATACAGTCCCATTCCACAAAATACCCGAGCGCGGAAAGATGGAGGAGAATCTCTCCGAACCCTCGTCGAAGGAGAGCTGGAACGTTTTCCATGACGATGTACTTTGGATGGCCACCTTTAAGCAGTCTCGCCAACTCCCACCAAAGACCAGACCGCTCGCCCTCAATTCCTTTGGCGTTCTGCTGAAGCAGGGAAATGTCCTGGCACGGAAAGCCGGCGGTCCACACCTCGGCGTCCGGAACGGATCGGATCTTGGTGATGTCTCCGAGGTTGGGGACATTGGGCCAATGCTTCCGGAGGACGGCGGAGGCGTAGGGGTCGATTTCGGAGAAACTGACGGTTTTGAATCCGACTCGTTCAAGGCCGAGACTGAATCCGCCAATACCGGAGAAGAAGTCGGCCACGCGCACACTAACGGTCCTCCCTGCATTCTCGGTCGTGCTCCGCTTTCTCAATCGCCCTCTCCATATTCGCCTCCGACCGCGTGAGTCCTCGCCCCTTCATCGCCAGGTTGATCGTCGCGTGAGAGCACCCAAGTCGCTCCGCGATGGCGTCATACGTCACGCCCATCTTGCGAAGGCGAATGATCTTCTGTCGGTCCACCTTCATTCCGAAGCTCATAACCACCCCATGAGATTGACGATCAAGAGCCACACCGCAAGCGACACGAACAAACACCCCAACCACACTGCTGCATTCTGATAGAAATCATTCACTCTGCACCTCCACCCAATGGACAATCTCCCCGTCGCAAATCCAGTCTTCACGCCTCTCGTCTTCATGTGCGCCCCACAATCGAGGATCTACATCCCACTGCGCTAAACACGCCTCGCATCTCCACATCTCTCGGGGCTTTGGGCGCTTTGGAATGCCATCAATGCTCGGTTCGCTCGGCATCAGAAGTTCTCCACAAAGCGCGCATAACACCACTTGCATCGCTCGCCTTCAATTCCGTCCGCGACAAACGTGTCCTTTTCCAAAATCTCCATCCCGCAGTCGCAGCACACTCCCTTGAGCTTGACTCCCCAGTTTATCCCTCGCCCCTGATGGCCGGCGCGTAGCTTCCGCGGCCACCTAGACCGAACGCTAGAGAGATGCATTGTCCACCTCACGAAGCTTCGCAATCACGTCTTCAACCGACCGCGCAACAAAGGCTGTCCCGCCCTGAGCTCGAACCGTGTTGATGAATTCACCCTGTTCGATGGAAAGCCTCCCCTTAGCCCCTGGAACCTTGACCTCCACCGCCAGCCACTTCCCGCTCCCTGGTGGATAAATTCCAAAAATATCCGAGGTGCCCTTCTGCTCCGGCTTGACCCCCCATCGCATGGCTCTGGGAAACTGCTTGTCTCGAACCACCCACACCCCGCGCTTCATTAGGTATTCGAAAATCTCGTCCCGTATTTCGTTTTCTTTCATCTCTCCCCCGCCTTCATGAAGTGCAGGAACAGCCGATGCGCGTCTTTCCACAAGTTTAGCCGGGTTGAGTTCGTTGAGAACCGCGACTCGAACCCCTGCAACCCGTACTGGTGGACGTAGGTGTGGCATTTTCTGCAAAGCGGCACCGCCGCATAGTCGTTCTCTTTGCCGGCCAGGTGGTGGGGTTCGGCAGGATCGGCACAATGGGAACACGGCAGAGACCGCACATAATCCAGGTAGGTCTCGTCGTGGTACGTCGCGGGCTTCGGGTGCGGGTTCACTTCTTGCCCCGTTTCTTTTCCCGCCTTCGATCCTCCTCCTCGATCTCCGCGATCTTGATCTGAATGGCGAGGCACTTCGTGCAGCGATCCGCAAGATCCAGCTTGATCGGATGCGCCTTCATGACACCCTCCACACGATGCTGCGCCGTCCGGCAGGGGTGAGTCTGCGCAACCCCGAGTCCACAATCAGACCCCAAAGCTCCAGCTCTCTCCTGCGAGGACGGACCGTGGAGCCGATCAGATCCAAGTCTCGCTCGAGCTCCAGGTCCGTCTTTCCCCTCATTCCCGCGTTAGTGATCGCCTCCAAGACCAGCCCTTGCAGCCGGTTCATGCTCGGCTCGATCCTCCGCGCGGCCTCCCTCGAGGTGTCCCGCCATTGCGCGGGCGCACTCCTCATTTCCCAAAACGCTGTCTGGTTCATAGTCCCCCCTTCATCGCAACAATCGTGATTCCCTCCACGGCGCCGATCAACGCAAGGGCCGCGATTACCAGAACCCACCTCACGAGTTCCCCCCTCGACACTCTTGGCAAGGGCTGCCGCCCATTGTCAGGACTTTTCCGCATCGACAGGGATGAAGTTCGTCAGATACTCCAGGAAGGAAATGCGACAAATCTAAGCTCCGCACCGTCCCGGCCTGGTTTTTCATCTCCTGATCGCGTTTGTACTCTTCGGCCTCGGCTCGGCCATCCCGCGAAAACCTCACTGCTCGTCTCCAAAGGGTGCTCGCTTTCCGTCGATCAGTTCTCTCGCCTGTCTTGCAACAACGTGATCGTAGAACCGAGACCACTTCGCTGGATTCTTCGACTGCTTGAAGCCGTGCTCTTTCGCCCACGCTTCGGTGAAAACCCCGTTGACGACGACCCAGAGGTAAATCGAGCCGGACCCCTTCGGGTATTCGCTTTCCCAGCAAGGCTCGTCTTTTGCGAACGTCACGCCGCCTTCCGGCTGTTGGCGCTCCTCAACCTCTTTGGACACGCCGTCCATTTCCTCGGCGGGAGTTGCTTCAAATCCCGAAAGAACCATGATCCACGAAAACGCCAGCCGGCACGCCTTGCCCGTCGCGCGAGTCGCGGCCATGCTCCTGCGGGCATACGGGGCACGCTTGTTCCAAAGCTGTTCGTCCGGCCCGCCACACTCGGCGGATGCCTCCGTCAGGATCGCTCCGTCTTCGATGCGGACAAGTTGAACGCGCGCGATGTACCGCCCGTCCTCCTGCTCCTCGTTGCTCACCTCTTTCGGGATCACCCCGTTGAACCGGGCCAAAGGCACCCAGCCTTCCACCCGCACGAACTTCCGCCCGGAAATCGTGTTGTAGAGTTTCTGTTTTTCGATCACCTCCGCGAGCACCTTGGCTTGCTCCGTGGCGTGTTGGATCATCTGCGCTGGGCTCGCAGCCGTGATCGCGGTCGGCTCGACAATGGCTAGGGCTTGATTCATGACTTATCCTCCGTTCTGGTTTGACTTCTCGAACGGACGCGCCACACTGGTCGAATCCGTTCTGCTGTTTCTGGCCGTGGGGAGTTCGCGCTCTCCACGGCTTTTTCGTTCAAAAATCCTCAAATCGAGGGTCGCCCGGTTGTGTTCAGACTGGATCTTCGCGACCTCTTTCGGACCGAGAATCTCAACCAGCATCGCCGTCATGCGCTGCATGAACGGGACGGTCGAGGCCGTGGCCCCCAAAGCCAAAACGCCCCTGTAGAGTTTCTGCGGCCCCATCGACACGCACTTGTCGGCCAACTCCTGGTCGCTCATCGACGGCTTGGGCCGCCATGCTGCCAGGTCGGGGGCCTGCTGCTTTGGGGCAGTCCTGCTGTAGAACTCTCCAAACACCCTAGGGGTGGGAAACCGCTCAGCCTCATTCGCGGCCATCTTCGCGGCGTCGGAAACCCGCGCGAAGTCCTTCTGGCCGAAGAACTCGTAAAGCGCTGATACACGTCGCTCTTGCTGTGTGCATGGCAAGGCGTCGCACATGACGGCAAGGCAGTTGTTGAACGTTTCTAGGTTCATTGCACGGCCTCCCCTCGGCTTGCTCTAAGCGCACGCACCTTGTCGGCCATCGACAGTGGTGCGGTGACCTCGTCGTTAAATCGCCTGTCTTTGAGCCATCGAAACGGATCTGGAAATTCGGCCACGAACACCCCCTCGGCCTTGCACCGCTGGTAGTGATCCTTTTGCGTCTCAAGAGCCTGGATTGCTCTGGCCCGATCTTCGTCCGATAAACGAACCCACTCGTCCCACGTTTTTCGCTGTCCAACCTTCCGACCGTTCCTTGCCGGATATTTCTGCCAAAACAAAAACGGCTGCGGGATCGAAGATCCTGCAGCTTTTATTTGGATTGGATTGGATTGGATTGGATTGGATTCAGACAGACAATTGTCCGCGACTTGCTGACAATTGACAGCAGATGACAGCGGATCGGTAGGATCTGGGTACTTGGAGTGCTTGTTTCTGATCCTTTGGTGGGCTTCCCATTTCGGAAAGTAACCGAAGCGAACCCCATTGTTTTCGTAGAGTTTGACCGTTCCGGCCTTGGCCAATTCAAGAAGCCATCCGTCAATCTGGCCGTTTTTGATTCGGTCGATCTTGAGCGGGAAAGCCTTGGCTCGTAGCATCTCCGTGGCAGCGTCGAACCGTCCGAAGTCGTCGGCCACCACCAACAGCCGATAAAACAAGTTTTCAGCTTGCGGCGAAAGGCCGTCAATTGCCCGCGAGTTGCAGACAGATTCCTTCAGGATTCGATTCGGCATCCCGACCCCAAAAAAGAACCGACCCAGGACAGGGGGGTGATCCGCGAAGATGTCCCCTGTCGCTGAGTCGGACTGTCGCCGGCCCGAAGACCAACGAACGTGATGTTTTCGATATCGCGGATCACACGGACACTCTAAATCGGCTGTTTTCGGCGTCAACCTTTTTCTTGGATTTCTTCTATCGCCCGAAAACTCTTAAACATTTTGCGAACACGGACCCCCGGAAGCACCTCAACGGGCTCCTTGAAGTACGCCACCCCCCCATTTTGGGTGATACGGACCCGAACAGGATTGGCCCCCCTGGACTCCCAATACGCCACCAGGAACGTCCGAATGGCCCTTTTGGTAGTCCCGTCCACCTCAGACATTTTCGCGGCTCTCCGTGGCGATAAACGATCCGAAGTGCTTTGCTTCGCAAGGTTGGCAAATTCCGTGCGAAATGACCGGAGATCCGTCCCGTCCGTCCCGTAGGATCGTCGCGCACCAGGCGCACTGGATCGTCGGCTCGCCAGCCTCAAGAATCGCGTTTACACGTCCAAACCAATCCCGAAGCTCCAAGGCTTTCTCAAAGTCGAAAATCGTGCCGTTGTGCATTTAGGCTCCTTTAAGGCCATTATGCACTATTTAGAGCCGTTTGTCGAGTTACGGATACCACACGGGGGTGGAGTTGTTGGTGGAATTGCCGATGGTCACCCGGAGTTCCCAGAGAGAACCCACAAACCTGTTTGCGCCGCTCCGATCCGCTCCAACATACATTCCCGATGCCGATACGGGATTGGCCGCATACGCCGTCGTTGTGTCCGATGATGCTGTTTCAAAAACATCGTCTATCTCTAGGGTCGCCCCGACATCCCGATCCAAGGCGATCCTAGCCTTGTGTATGCCCCCGTCCAACCAGTTCTGCGAAAAGTTCCACGTCGCGGCCCGCGTGGGCGGGGTAAGGGCGTCAAACAAACTCAGCGATAGTCGGCCATACGTTCCCCCGGAGCTAAAGCTAACCGAGTAAAAGTCGGTTACCGGAGCGTTTCTACCCGCCATAAAGACGTATTGTGTTCCTGTGTAGGTCGTCGAAAACCAGAACTCAAGGACAGCATCGTCGGTTCCAAGGTCTAGACTTGCCGTTGCCGAGGCTTTGTAGAAGTAACTTGATCCGTCGAAGGTAATGCCCGGAGCCAGGTGCCGAAACTTTCCCGTAGCGTTGGCCCCATAACTGGGTGCGCCCGAAGGGGCCAGCACAACTCCGCTCACCTCGTCGGTCAGGGAGCCGGAAGCCTCATCGAAAAGAAGCTGGAAAGCAACGTCAGGCTCTACCGGACCCGCACCTCCGGGGTAGCCTTCCTCGAAACACGCCCCCTGAAAGAACCAGAATGGAAACAGAGCCATCCACCACCTCACTTTAGTGACTCCAAGGCGGCATCTCGGGCCGAATTGATCTGCTCCCGGATCTCCCGGTTGGCCTTCTGAGTCTTCCACTCGATCAGCGAGTTTCGAATCGTTTCCAGCCATACCGATTCAACGGTAAGGGCTTCAACCTCAGTCTCGATTCTGGCCCGGTCCTTGTGGTCCTTGGGCACCCGCTTTAGTATCTCGGCCTTGTGGTCCGTTACAAACTCTTCCAGATGGGCTTCTAGTTTCTGTGGAATCTTGATTTCCATACGCTCCTCATGTCCAAGCGGGGATGTACATAACAACCCCGGAATCATCTTTTACCGTCAACCATTTCGTGATGGTAGCGGTTCCTACGCCCGCAGGGGCTACGTTTGAAATGGTTACGGTGTTCGTCCCGTTAGCAGTCCAGTTTGCAGGACAGTTCAGTTTAAGCGTTCCCACGTTTGATACGGCATCCGAGTCCACCACAAAGTCCGTTCCGTCGAAGTAGATCTCAGCATCGCTTGCCGCCCCGAAGAACCACTTGCAGTTATCGGCCCGAAGCTCAAAGATCCCCCCGTCTGCGGTCAGGGCTTTGACGGTGGTGGTGGCCGCAACGGTCCCGAACCCGGCGAACTGAATGCCTGTCTGGGTCAGCGTTCCGCCTGTTCCAACCGCACGAGACGACCCACCGGAGAGTTTGATCATCGTTTCAGTGAAGGCTACGTTGGTGAACCCAATGTCCCCAAGAGTTACCGCACCACCCAAGTCAATCGGGTTATAAGCGACAGTTGCCGCATCGTTGGCAGCGAACTGGAAAAACGTCCGCGTCATCGACTCCGTGTAACGAGACACGGTGTCGTTGTACCCCGTCCCGTGGGCAGGCGGTGTGTACTGCAAGAGCTGAGTGGTCTTGTGGTTCGCCCCCGCGGTAGGAGAAAACGGCAAGCACAAAAACAGGTTCTGGCTGTTCAGCACCGGATGGACATAGAACCCATAAAACCCGCCGGAAGAAATCGTAGGATCAAAGTCCATCGCGGACGCAGCCACCCCCGTGGACCACGTTCCAGACACCCGCACGATCCCAGAAGCGATCACCTTCGATGCTGAGTTTGAAATCAGCATCTGCATTGTGTTGCCGTCTAACTTTACGAAATCGTGCTGCGTTCCAGCCGAGTTGACGTTGAACTGGATAGACTTGTTTGAGTTGAAGTTCTTGACGATGAGGTTGTCCGACGAGTTATAGATTTCATGGTCCACCGTCGCGTCAATTAGGCACTTCGTCATCGCCCTTGTGCCCGCACAGAGATAGTAGTTGGCCTCGTCGGAAAGGTCCGTGACGGCAGACACGGTGCTGTCGAAGTTTCCCGTGAAGGGATTAAAAACGAAACTCATGTCTTGGTCACGCTATCCAGCCGTGCCCCCGTGTATGCCAGCGCAAGCGTCGCAACCGTTGTTCCGCCTGATCCTCCGGTCTTATACACCACGCCGGTGAGATTCGACCCCGTATAGCTCAACGAAATGTAATCGTAGGACGTGGGGACCAGGGCATTCACAATATCGACCTGTAGCTCTCCTCCAGCATCCGTCTTTAGGAACCGGGCGTTGGTCCCGTCCGACCCACCGGCCATGATTGCCAGAGATCCAGCAGCAGCCCCTACCGTCTTTTCAATCGTCGTGTTGGTGATCGACACCCCGTTGGTCGTGCCATCTGTCGTCTGGTCGATGGCGACGGTTCCAGAGATGACCGTGGGGCTCGAGGCTGTCCCGAGTTCGTTCCCGTCGTTGTCCCGAAGGTTTACATGAAGCGCTCTCTGCTTTGTAGATCGAATGGCCCCGGCCATTCCCTCCGGGATGTCCTGCGATCCCGCCTCAACACGCTCGCCGGATAGATTGCCCTTCACTTCTCCTCCTCAAGCAAACCGTTCTTGATGCACTCCGTCCGCCAGCGGTTCCATTTGTCAAGTCGCTTATCCCCGACCAGGAGGAAGTGCTCCAGCTCCGCGTCGTTGAGTCGAACACAGCTACACCCGTACTCAAACGGGTTGAGCGTTCGCTCCTCAAGAAGAGGAGTCGGACCCTTTGCGGCGCATCCTGAGAATAGCCAACAAATCCCGATCCCCGCGATCCATCTCCTCATCAAGAGCTTTAAGGTCTCGGTTTTCAAGTAAGAACCTCTGTCGGTCGTGCGCTCGCTTGGCATCTTCCGCATGGTCAATTGCCTTTTCAAGCTTCGTCTTTGCGGAACGCTCCCGCCAGATCGTCAGCACCAGAACCACCAGCGCGAAAAATCCGGCGAGAGCTCCCCACATCGCTACTTCGCGTTTTTCCCAAAATCAGCAAGACCCTGGCCGGCCACGGCGACTCCGAAGAGTCCAGCCACAGCCGCGATGATCTCTGCTCCAACGCCAAGCTGCTGCAACACGACAACCAGCACCGTCCCGATGATGGTCATCCAAAACTTCTTACTCGAAAACATCCCCTTGATTGCTGTCCACATTTCAGACCTCCTTGTGATATGGCTCCCCTTGCACCTGCAAGTGTATATGAGGTGCCGTGCCATGATCGAGCGGCGGCACCGTTTCATGCTTCCCACCATAGGGAAACAAGTCGTTAATCAGCGTTCTCAAATCCTCCGAACTGGCCCTCGAGAGAAGCGCCAAATCAATCGCGCGTCCGTAGTAGTGTGTTGATGTAGGATCGTCGCGGAAAATGTCCGTCACGATCACGTCTTCTTGCCAGTTCTGCCAGCAGTAGTTCGCCACCCAATCGAGAAGAGATCGGACACGAGGGTGAACCCTTGCCAGCTCGCGTTGTTTCTCGGGATACTTGAAAAGAATCATTCATCTCCTCCGCACTGTGCAACAGGCGTCGATGCGCTCTTCGATGCGGGTTTGAGCGTTGAGGCGTTCAACCCGTTCGTTTCTGATTTCGACGCGAAGTGTGTCAAAATGACGATCAAGAAACCCGTAACCGCCAACACAGGCCCCAAAAATTCCAACAATGGCCCCCAGTGCCTTGAGAAGGTCCGTCCAGCGGATATAGCCGTCTGGGGCGCTTGGAAGTCGATCTTCCAGATGCGAAGAATCCCCGTCTCGCGTTTCTTGGTTTTCACTCACCTCACCATCCCCAAGGGCCTACCCATCCACCGTGAACAGGTGTCACAACGCATGAGTCGCATCACCAGGCTCCCGTCCTCCCACGTCAAGTCATACTCCTTCAGCTTCGCCTTGCAGCTTTCCGGGCCATGCCAGGACTTTCGACACTTCGGACACTCGACTTCGCTCCATCTCCAACAGATGGTAGTCATCCCTGGAAATTCCCCGGATGGTTCCACAGCGACACCCTCCTCGACCGCATCCCACCACTCCAACATGGTTTTCAGTCCAAGCCCCATTATGTAGTCTCACGTTTGACACCTCTGGTGTTTTTTTTAGTCCACAAGGTTTCCAGCTCCAAAGACGATGTTGGTCCCGCTTCCCAGTGTGACCGTCCCCGTTCTAAAGTCGTTGTTGTCGATGTCGAAGTTCGAGTTGCTGTTCCCGATGTTCAGGTTCTTGGTCGAGTTCCCCGTACAGACGTTAAGTGGTCCTATCGTCACGTCGTCGTCGGCCCCCCCGAAATGCATCCCGTAGTTCCCCGTCTTGCACTCATTCCCCGTTATAACCACACCATTACAACCCCCGTCCGACTTGATCCCGAATCCCGTACAAGAGTTGCAGAAATTCCCCGAAACGATGATGTTGTCCGACATATAGAGGTAGACCCCAACCGCCAACCCGTTGAGCGTGTTTCCAGATACCGTCACCCCGTTGCAATTGTATGGGTAGATCCCGTTCGTGCAATTGGTGATCACGTTATCCGAGATTGTTGCATTCGATAACGCGTACAAGCTCATGGCCTCCGACGATACGCTGTCAATCGTATTCCCAATGAACTCTAGACCGTCGTTGTAGAACGGCGTGACCATTTGAATCCCAGGAAAGAACGTCGACCCTAACACCGTATCGATGTCGTTGTAGCTGAAACTTGTATCTACATAGGTTCCGTTGTTTCGACAGTTGATCGCCATGTTGCTGCTTTCAACCAACGTGTTGTGGTCAATATGACAGTTCACAAGGCTACAGGTCGCCCCAAAGTCCATGAGGTATTGATTGATCGCCAAACTATTGGAAAGGGTGTTGTAGGCCCATGTGCAATTTTCTTGCGTTGCGCCTATGGACCACATTTGAGCTAACGTCAGAGTTTCATTCCCGCATCGGTCGAAGTTGTTTCTAAGGAACTCGCCCCCGTAGTTGTCATCGCTGAAATACCCACCGGCACAACTAAAGCTCCCTCCATAATCTTCGATGCAGTTATAGTCGTAGGCCGTGCAGTCCAGCATTTGCGGGTAAAGGTTTCCCCCAATGGTCGAGAAGTTCATGCTGCCGTTCGTGTATCCCCCCCCATCTCCAACGATGTTCTCGATGCTGCAACGATAGGTATAGAGCATCCCGAAGGAATGGGAGGTCACGGCCTCGTCGTGAACAATCTTGAAGTTCTTCAAGTGGACATTCTGCCCCAGGCCATAGGAACGCATCGTTACACTTGTGAGCGTGTACTTCAGAGGAGTGGCCAGCGTGATGACTCCCGTTGTCCCGTTCCCATCTGCCGCCGCGGAGTTTGCTTCTAGGTGACGAACTCCGTTGGAATCTAGCCCTGCGATCATGATGGGAACCCCGGCCATCCTAGTCCCGGCCCCTTCGTGGGTGGTCAATGTGATCTGCGTCTGGTTGGCCGTCGTGTTGCTGCAAGGCAGAGCCGTAACTGTGTCCCCAATGATCTCAAACGCCCATTGGTTGTTGGACATATTGCAGGTGATGACCGTGGTCGGACCCACCCCCTGAATCGTGATGTTGTTCGTGTTGATGTAGATGGGAGTATCGTATGGAATCGTGTATGCCCCAGCCTCAAGCTGAATGACCCCTCCTCCAGCGGCGTCCAGCGTTGTAATTGCCGTATTGACCGCCGAGGTTAAATCCGCTGTCGGAGCAATGGTCAGGGTAAGAGCGGAATCTCCACCAACTAAACCACAACTCGCAGCCCGAAGACCTCGAGGCATCAGTCCTGATCCACCGTGATCTGCATCGGCGTGGCGTAGAGAACCCCGTCCGCGCTGTTCCGAATGGCTGCGATCCTTGAGAAATCTCCAGTGTAGAAGATTTCAGGAATGCCGGCCTTCATGAACATATGCGATGTGGTCGCATCCCCTGAAGCCGCGAAATGCACATGGCAGTCCGTAGAGCTCACGATGCGATACCATGTGTTTTTGAACAGCGACGTGGCTTCCGCAGATGTAGAAGCCACGGAGATCAGCTTCGTGTTCTCTGTGTCTGGGCAGCCGAACGCCCCCATGAGAGTTTCTTTCGACTCCCGAACGGAAAGTGTTCCCATGTCGCCCCCTTACTTCAGCTTCGAAATCTTCTGCGTCGGCAACGTGCCATCGGCCCCAGGAATCGGGTTTTCACTCGGAAGTGAATTCGCCGTTCCCTCAAAGGGCGTGTCGTTCCGCATCATGTTGTCCACATCGGACGGATAGCTGCACTCCCCTGCCACTTTCTCTTTCATCTCACCCATTGGATTACTCCTCCTTTTCTTGTTTCAGGCCGGCACGCACCTTGCTGCCGACTTCAATCAACTCTTTTACGGCTGGGATTGGACCCACAAGATCGAAAAAAGCAATCGGGGCCGTAGGTCCGAACTTTTCTGTAAGATACGAAACGTCTTTTGCGATCGCAGCCGCATCGTTTGAAAGTCGTTTTGACTTTATCGCGGACTGAATCACACGCATCGGATCTGCGATTCGCTTTCCTACGGCCTCGCCAGCCATTCCTCCGACTACCCTACCGGCCAAAAGACCCGATGTTCCGATCCATCCCGTATAGATCGGACTGTCCATAAGTGCCCCAGGAGCACCTCCGATTGCTGCCCCAACCGAAGCCCCGGCTCCCTGTCCAGCAGCGCGCCACTTGCTTACGATCCGGTTCACGTTGTCGGCAATTGGATCGTTTATCTCAAGCTGAACATCCTTGATCCGACCCGCCGCCTTAATGTCAGCCAGACGCGAGAAAAAAGCATTTCCTGCCCCCTGAGCGGTCGGATCGATCTTCTCCATGTAGTTGAGTGCCCGTTCCAGTCTGCCTCGGAGCGGAGTCTTATTCTTTCCAAATAGGTTTGCCACAAGACTGTCTGCTCCGTCCGTTTCAAGCCGTCGTATAATTCCGTCGGACTCAAGCATGAAACCAGAGAACGCGTCGTCTGCATTGGCCCACGTTGCACCATCCTTAGAGGCATTGCGGAGAGCGTTTTTCACCATTCCACGAACATTCAAAAGGAGGCTGTTTGCGCTCTTTATGGCGTTTGACCCTGGTTTTCCGGAGTTTCCAAAATCGATAATCCCATCGAGCATATCGACCCAGACCATCGCTTGGTTTGGCGTGATGACGCCGAGCTGTGCGGCCCGCTCTGCCGCTGCTAGTTGACTTTCAAGGTTATATCCAGAAGCAGCGGGCAACACACTTTTACCCTGAAATGTCGTCCGCAGACGGACCGCCTCAAGCGCCGAGCCAATCGTTGACTTCCCTGTTTGTGGGTCACTCGGAAGCTTTATTCTGGTTTTCGTGTCCGCAAAGGCCGCCTCTCGAAAAGGCCCAACTCTTGCCCCAAGCTCCTGCGAAAGTGTCTCAAGCTCGTCCTTAAGCCGAATGGTGATGTCATTGATCGACAAGTCCCCGGATTCATTGACGAGTTGCGCAACCTTCTCGGGACGTTGTACAATAGCATCTAGAAATGGACCCTCTCCGATTCGAAGAAGTTTTCGCGATAGTTCTGCTGTTTTTTTACTGCTTCGCGTGGCAGCCATTTGTAGAGCTTTTTGATACAACCCGCGCGCTGCTTGTGGGGATTTTTTAGCAATCTCTGCCCCAAGCTTTAGTCCCGCAGACCCAAGCTGAACGAACCCCGCCGCCGCAGATCCAAGCTCAACACCCTCTTGTACTCCCGGAACGATGTTTCGAAGCTGCTGATCCATTTCTCGCTGATTGTTCACAACTTCTGAAAAAGTAGTGAGATCGGGCTGCTGGTCGTCGTCTACAAATAAACGCGCCGCCAGTTCAGCCCCTCGAATGATCGGGAAATTGAACATCCCCTCGATTTCTTCCACGTCCGTCATGAACCGATAGGCGGGCGGTTTACCCATGACCATCCCCACTACGTCCCCTGGAGCATTCAGAAGCGGCAAAGGATTGAACGAACGCTCGAGCCCACGAGCCACAACAGCGTGGGTTAGTACCGGATGCTCTACTGCCGCACGAAGTGGGGCCATCAGCGAGTCAATAAAGTTTCCAGGCTTGGGATCTCTCGAAAGAAGCTCAGACTTTGGTTTTAGCGCTTCTTCTCTTTCTGTTTTCATCTGACTGTCAAGAATCGACAAAGCCCTCGCCCGCTCTGCTGGGGTCAGCTTATCGATCAGACCGCGAGACTGTAGCTCTCGCATAGACTGTAATAGCTCGTCAGAAACGGGGGTCGTTGTGTCGCTTTGGGTCATTGTCCACCTGTCTTCGTCGTCGGAGCCGGGGTAGCGGGTGGAGCGATAAGGCGTCTCGCATTGGCGAGCTGTTCTTCGTCGGTCATGAGGAACTCTTTTTCTGCGATGTCTCCAACGGGTCCGAGAATGTTTTGAGGATTAAGCCGCTCTCTCTTGGCCATGTCTGCGAAATCGCGGCCGACCTGAATCACGTCGGACCGATTGTTCTGATAGACGTTTTCGGCGGCTTTCAGAAAGTTCGCTCGTGTCGGGCTTTTTGCATCTCCGAAGATCGGTCCGCTCGAGGTTAGAGCCCTGTTATACATAGCTCGGATCTGTTCCGGTACTCCGGGTGTGTTGCGGGCTGTTGCCTGTTCGCCTTCTCGGACGGTTCCAGCCGGGTCAAGAATTCGCATAAACGCAAAGATCATGGCTGTGTCGCCCTGTCCTGTGATTAGCTTGGCCGAATCTTTGAGTGTTCTAAAGTTTTGGGACACCACGTTGTAATTCGCCACAGCATCGTTTCTTCGAAAACGGTCGTACCACTGGCCCTCAAGATTCGCCTTCTTCTCTGGATCTATTCTTTTTGGGTCAACCGTTATCGTTACCTTGTCGCGCGACGGAACCATCTGAGCCTGACCGTCCACGACCTTCTTCTCGAATGTTGGAAATTCAATCGTGGCTGTTCCATCATCGTTGATCGTAGACTGCGCGTTGGGGGACACCTGCGATAGCACCGTTTGCCCAAGCTGTGGGTTGGTCATAAAGATGTCGTAGAGGTCTTTCATGATTTCTGTGGTGTGCTTGGCTTGCGCCCGAGACTCATCACCTAATGCCTTGTGAAGCTGAGCCTTCTGCAACAGATTCGCCACGTTCAGGTTCATCAGCTCATTGGCTTTGAGGGCCGTTTCGATCTCAAGCTTCTTCTCCGCAAGCTTGTTTCCTTCGGCTTGCGCTTTGAGGCTTTGCAGCGAGATGGCCTGTTCCAGCATTCCGCTGGTGTCCATCATCTTTGCCCCGCCCCCGAGATCCATCAGTCCAGGCATTAGAATCCCCCATTTCCGAAGAGAGGCGTATATCCACCGCCACCACCCCCCATCATCTGTCGGTAAAGCGACAGATTGACGAGGTTGCTTGCGGTCCCCTGCAATGCGTTTCCGATTCCCATGAGCCCCTGAGCTTGCATCTGTCCTTGCGCAAGGAGTGAACTCCCGGCTCCGGCGTATCCGCTGCCAATCGTGTTCGCCATCCCCGCCCCAGCCCCACCGTATAGACTCAGCGCGGATTGTCCGAATCCTGCCGTGATATTGGAAAGCCCCGTTCCAAGCCCTGACCGAAGCTGGGAAAGACTCTGGAGGGTGTTGGCTCCTTGGCCAGCCAGCCCAAGCGTCATATTTCTGCGCTCTCGAGCGAGTCCCAATTCAAAGTCAGACAGGCCCGCCATTTCCGTACCCGAGGCCGTCAGTCCCCTGGCTGACAGATTGGCCGCAAGCATCTTCTGATAGGCGACTCTTTCTGCGTTGGATTCGGCGCTGTTGGGATTGGTGTATCCTTCGGCCTTTGTAAGACTTCGGAGTCCGATCTCTTTCAATGGCTGAAGTTCTTCGCGGGCCAGGGCTTCTTGCTCTCTCAAGAATCCACGCGCGTTCTCCGCTTCTCTTGCAAAGACGTTGTATCCCTTGTCGGCCATGCGGCTTTGCATCGCCAAGGACTCCCGCACGCCTTGAAGTTGAAGATCGGCAGCCTTGGCTGCGCCCTTGCCGCCCTTCTTGCCGCCCGATGAAGCGCCGAGAGCCCCTAGCGCCCCGGCCCCGATTACCGCGCCACCCAACGGCATTAGAGCGCCCTCGCGTATTGCACAAGATCCCGATCACCCGCCATGAATCCCATATCCACAAGCCTTTCCGCCAGTTTCGTCCGGTTCGTATTGAAGAACATCACCTCGTGTCCCCCTTCTCTGGCCTTCGCCACCAGCGTATCGAGAAGCATTTGCACGGCCTCGGATCGCCCCGGACTGTCCGGGTCCGATGCAAGGTTTCCTGCCGCACACGCCTTCCCAGAAGAAAACAAGAACCCACACGCAGCCGGTTTGCCATCGGCCATGACCGTGATTCCGTTTTTCGTTAAGTGCTCGTATTTCGGCACCGCCCTGCCACGGACCTCGAGCCAACTCGAATAGAGGAAGTAGTGCTCTCGCGTGAAGGGAATGGCATCAAATGTCATCGTCTTTGTCCTCCACCAGAGATCGCACCAAGAAGTCGTGCTGCACCATCTTCGTCCACCCGCACGCCATCGCGAGTTTCGTTAAGACCGGCTGATCCGAGAGCATTTGAATCGCCTTGAAGCCATGGTGCTTGATGAGCTCCTCCCCCATGATGAAGAGACGCACCAGAGCTGCAGCTTTGATCTTCGGGCCGATCTTGGGGTTGGTCACCACCCACCCAAGCTGTGCAAAGAACGAATTCGTGAGGTAGATCCACCCCATCGCCAGCGGTTTCCCGTCCTGCTCAATTACGCAGCCCAAAGGCGAGAGCATGAAGTGCTCGAGGTGTCCCCGTCCGTACTCCGTCCACCATCCGTGAGCGATGGCATAGTCCTCTTCCGTGTAGGGTCTGTCGGACAGCCCCAGGGCCAGCTCGCCAATCTTGGCGAACTTGTCCTTGAGCTTGGTCTCCTCTCGATAGGGAACCAGCACCGGCGTGGCAAGTTGTAACTCGGTCATGTGGCGGATCCGTCCGGTAGAATCCATTGATTTCCATCATCGAAATTCATATTCCCATCATCCACATTGAAGATGACTTTTCCAGCCGATCCCGGCGAATCTCTCGTGGCGTCGGTCCTCACGGGCACCTGAAGCGTCGAGAGGATCAGATAAACCTTATTGAACCAGTCGGCCCATTCCTTGCGTTCCTCGGTCAACGGGGGTCTTTCCAGGGTAATCATGATGCCATGACCTCCTCGTCAGTCTCCACCGACACGATGTTGAGTTCTGCCGGGTCGCTCATCTGCAATTCGTATTGTCGCGTCCGGTAGATCCCCAGCCGTCGAAATTCCGAATAGTAGCGCCTCTCCCCGCGCTCTCCGAGCGAGGCTCGCCGCCAATCAGACCAGGGTCGGTTATCGTCCTTCCATCTCAGCTCAAGAGTCGGGTTGGTTTCCGACGTGGTGCCCTCGTACTCAGGTGCCACGTTTCGGTCTAAGTTGATTCGCACGAGGTTGGCTTGCTTGCGAATCGACCCTCCCCCGTCCCGATGACAGAATTTTCTCGAACGCTTGAAGATCCCCTCCGCATCTGTCTTCTCAGTTGCCGAAAACTCCCAGACCTTCCCTGTCCGATAATCGCCAGCGAACACTCGCCCGGAGTCTTCCAGATAGAACACGCTGTTGATTCTCACGCGTGATGGCCCGTTGTCGTAGCCGGCCCATTCGGTCCACTGGTTGTTTTTGAGGTCAATCGACCACGCCTTTTGAGCGGTCGGAAAGACGAAGAGAACGTGAATGCTCCCCTTCCAGGTGAACGATGAGGTCCAGCAGTCCGTCACCGTTTCGTATTTGAACAGGTCGTTCTCAATGGCCTCGGACATTCTCACGGGCTGTCGGCCCACGATCCGCATGATGCGGTGGTCCTGATCGATGAAGAACACGGAGTTATCCGCCGAGTGAATCGAGTAGGGTGCGGGTGTCCCGTACTGCCAGACGTAGGCCCTGGAAAATGGAACCGGATACGACCCCACGTTCTGCCAGACCTCCGTTGTTTTCTGCCCAACAACGTAGAGTTCACGCTGAGACACCGTAAGGCCGGCCACAGGGTCAGGGTCAGCAACCGCCGAGAAGATGCTCGTTCCAGGCCAGGTTTCAGGCGTTTCGTAGTCGCAAAATTGAATCACCTTGAAGTTCTCGGCCACAAGCTGCCGATTTCCAATGAGAAACCCATCTAGATACACGATGTGAGTCATGTCCGGGGGTGATCCGCCGAGGAGAGCAGTCACCGTCCCCGGCCCCTCCCACTTGATCGGGGCTCCCCCACCTGCAATGTAGAGCGCGTCTTTGTCGTAGGCGAAAGTCGCGCGATCTGCGCCTGGAAGAAGCACCCCCGTTACATCGGTAACATCCCCCGCAAGGGTCACCGTGTACACCTTGCGATCCAGGGTCACGAAGACCAATAGCCCACCAAATGAGTGACTTCCGATGATCTCGGTCGAGTCCAAGGTCGCGTGCAGGGCCAGTGTGGGCCTATCGAAGTTTGCCCCCGCTTGCCCGATCATGAGGTTGACGAGCTCGTGAGCGAACTCGGAGTTTCGAAGCTCCCGCGAGTTCTGCGTCTTGAAGACGCCTTTGGAGATGGGGATCTCGGAGATCATGCAAATGCCTTGTAGGTGAGTGATCCTCGAAAGTAATCGGAGGTGTCTGAAAACTCATTATCCGAAATCGCCCCATTCGCGTCCGTGTATCCGTATGCGTAGGTTCCACCACCCGAAATCAAAAGAATCAGAACGGCGAACGTAGAGCCAATGTTTGCGACTCCACTACCGTAATAGCGCCATGAACCATAGGCCGCATAGGGCACATGCCATTGCACACTTGCGGAATCCGCACCAGCCGCGCTCTGTGTGTCGAAGTAGAAATTCACCGAGCAAAATCCGTTTTTGTTTATGTGATATGTAACGGAGTTCGTAGGATCGAACGTCAGAGCGGTTCCCCCGTCCGTGACCGTGAAGTGCTTCCCGGACTGCGCTCCCATCTGTCCCGTTGGGAAGGTCCACTCGGTCGCAAATGTCTTATCAAGCTGTGCTTGCCCGAATCCGTCCTTGTTTCCGAGAGCCTGAATCGTCCAGTCATCCGTGGTCGTGGACCACCGCATCCGAAATGCCCCCACCACCTGACAGGGGAGTGAGACATAGTTCGCCACCGTGTAGTAATCCCCGATCAGCAGGATCACGTTCTGTGAATCGTTGACGGGGATGGTCGTGGTGTTTCCGATGTCGTCTGCGCTTGCGGGAGTCGTGGACATACACGGGCTTTTCGAGATGAAGAACGCCGAGTTTCCATCAGCCCCGGAGACTCCCGTGTCCGAACGGTTGGCGACATAGAGGAAGAACGGCACATCTTGCGCCCAATGAGCGGTCTCAGTGATGCCGAATCCAAGGTCGTGAAGGTCGGAGCTTGCGTTCGCATCATCCCGAAGCACGGGTGAAGTCGTCACGTCCACGCGAACGGTCGTTCCTGCCGTGGCGCCTGGCATGAACACGCGCCCGTAATTGGTGACCGAAAGGGCCGTTCCGTCTTGCGCTTTGATTGTGAGCGCCCCACCGGACAGCACCAATCCCAGGTTGGACACCGCGCCTATGGGAGCAACCTGAGATAGGTCGAGTTGTGTTTGTAAGTCGGTGATGTCCTCCGCAAGGTCAGCGAGCGTATCGGTGTGAACCGCTCCGGTGCTGTCGATGTCGTCAACAGCAACGCCATCGGCGTCTTCAATGACGATTCTGACCTCTTCCAAAGCGTAGACTTCCGCCTTTCCTGCGGCGTCCAGGGTCACCGGATTGGACACAGGGATGGTGCATTCACGATCTTCGTAGATGGTCGCAAGCGTCGTGGTCCCCACCTTGTAGACGTAGGCTTTACCGGAGACCAGGGCCTCTCCAGTGCTATCCACCGCTCCAACCGCGAGAACATCGAGAAGGATAGACACTATTTTCCCCTCGACATTTTGGCCGAGAGCTTTGCGCGGATCTTTGGCTTTGCGAGTCCGTCCTCATCGAGGTTTGCAACCGCCTGCGCATACGTTTGCTCATCGGTCCAGTCCTTGACCTTCTCCCGGTCCCGCTGCAACCGAATCACCGTCACCGGGTCTGGGGTCTCCTTGGACAGCTCCTCGTCGAGCTTTCTCGTGAGTCTCTTTCTGTGCTTGGCCTTGATCTCATTCACATGCATGAGAAGTTCGCTGCGGTCGTTATCGTGTTTGAGCGTTTCTCCGTCGTAGTAGAATTGGGCGGACCCGGACTCGTTTGTCCCTGCACACATCGCGGTCAAGTCTTCGCTTTCACGGATTTCCATCGTGAATGGCGAGAAATCGGGGTTGTCTTCCCTGAACCTCCACGGATGCTTCAGGGTCTCAACCGTTGACTGATACCGAGCCACGGGGCAGTCGATCACTACCTCTCCAGTGGCCACGACACGATAAACTCTCACCCTCATGCCAGGTCTCCGAACAATGCGACTCGAACATAATCGTTGGAGTTGAAGCTGATGTATCCGCCAGAATCGAGCTTCTGCGTCGTGACGGATGCAGCGGCCCTCATAGCGCCCTGAAGCATGATGTCCCCCACCGTTCCGCCCGTAAGCGCAGATCCGTCCCAGCACGCAACGTAGGTCGTATTGGGCATGTCTCGATCAATGTTGACCGTGATCGTGTCGGTTGAGTACGAGGCCGACAACACGTTGAATTCATTCTCCACTGTCACGTTTGGAGAGGCGCCACAGTTCAACGCGGCCCACATCTGCACAAAGCTCTCTGGATAAACATACGTCGATGCGGGGGTGGCTCCTGCACGAGGCGTGGGACTAAAATTGAGATTGTTTGTTCCGTCGCTTAGCAGGAATGTGCCTGCTGTCCTTATGGCGGCTCTGGCGTCCCCTCCGTATTCGAAGTCTAAAGAATCACTGGCCGAATTGTCGTTCTGAATGTCCCAGGCGTTTGCGTCTGAATTATTGACCTTCAAGCGAAGCGTGGCATCGCCCGTGTTTGCGTTCACAATCAGCGTTGGGGCTGTTGCCGTGTCTGTCCCGTCCCCTACGGTGAGCGTTCCCTTGGCAATGGCGACATTGCCGGTCGTGATGTCAAGATCACCGTCAGCGATCTCTACAGTGGCGTCCTGAACGGTTACGGATGTGAATCCCGCCACCTCAAGGTCTGTCCCTGCCGCATTGCTCTTGATGTACTTTGTCGTTCCGCCGTCGAAGTAGATCGCGCCACCGTGCGCCGTCCCTCCATCAACGGAAAGATGCTTCCAGGTATTTGACGCGTCCCCGATTTCGTAGGTTGCAGGAATCGCCGGGTCCAAGTCCCCCCGAATCCGCCCGTTGACGTACATAGTATCCGCCGAGGAGCTTCCAAGCGTCACGTCCCCTTCCAGTGATGCCACCTCCCCAACGGCTTCGATGTCCGCAATCGAGGCGCCGGCAGAGTCCTCGATCACCACCCGCACAGACTCGTTGATGTAGACCTCGGCCTTTCCTGCCGCGTCTAAGGTCAACGGGTTGGCATGAGGCACCGAAAGGTCTGCATCCTGCCACACGTCCACCTTGCTCGTGGTCCCCGGCTCGTAGACGTAGACTTGTCCTCCAGAAAGAGGAAGCCCTGCGCTGTCCACTACGCCAGCGGCCAGGATGTCTACGAGAACCGCCACTTAAACCTCGACCCTCGAGCCGTCTCCGGCAATCGTCCCTGAGCAGAGCCCCTTGGATGCCGCTGTGTGGATGATCGACGCTTTGTTGGTCAGGGTGTTGTCCTGGTAGAGGTATTCCGTATGCGCCACGGATGAATAGAGCCCCGCATCGTCGAAGTCGTACGATCCCCCGTCAAACGTGCATTCGATGACCTTGAGGCCCAGGGTCGTGGCCGATTCAACCTTGATTCCACAGTCCGGGCCATCCGCCGAGATGGTGAACGTGCAGCCCTCCACCCGAAGATCGTCTCCGCCGTCAGGAACCGTGATGCTCAACAGGTCATTGGCTCCACAGGTAAAGTCGCAGTTCTTGATGAAGCACCCCGCCGCCGCCACGTCGATCCTTGCGGTATGCGCTGCCGTTCCCGCGGGAAATCGCAGGTTGAAAAGCTTGACCCTAGCCCCCGTGATCGCCAAAAGATCCACGTTTCCGTTGACCGTGAAAGCCGGCTTGGTCGATCCGGCCCCAAGCCCCAGAATGGTGATTCCCGCCTCGTTGAGGGCGATGGACACAGCCGAGGTCTCCGCGTGGCCTTCCTCCAGAATGATGATGTCCCCGTTGTTGGCCGTCGCAGCCGTCAGTGCGGAGGCTAATGTGGCCTTAGGAAGGTTCCGATTCGTCCCGGCGTTGGCGTCGTTGCCCCCCGTGGAGTTCACCCAATAAACCGCCCCGGTGACGTGAATGTCCGACGTGATGAGCGCGTCCCCGTCCTCCGTCGTCCCTACAATCCCGTTCTCGTAGTGTTTGGTCGCCATTTAGAAATACTCCGTTTTCAAGGGTAGATAGGACGGCTGATCGTCGTTGAACATCTCGCTCTCAGCGAAAGACTGATCCGCATCAGCTTTTAGAAGCTGCCGTTCCGTCAACGGCTTGCCGAAATGCGGGCTAAGCTCATAAGCCAGCATCTTTTGCAAAGGCATGAACCAATCTTGCGGAAAGTCCGGGTTGTCCGTCGGCAAATCGAAGTCGTATAGGGGCCGGCGGAACTGGTACTTGACCGTGTAGGCGGAATTGGGCGTCGGATAGAAAATCATCACGTTATTGGACCGAAGCGCAGCTCTCTCGAGGTAGACCGCCACCGGCTGGCTGTTGGACTCGTCCTGTAGGGGCGTTTTCAGCGCTTCCTGTTTGTTCAGGATGGTCAGCGGCTCCCGATCCGAGTTGATGAGCAGCGCCGCCTTCTCCAGCCTCAAGATGTTGGTTGAAATGTGTGTTGGCAGGAGACCCGCAGCATATTCCTGCTGGCCGGCCACCAAAGTCAGGGTCGATTCGGTGTTGTCGATGGCCCACAGCCACGAGCCCTTCGCGTCCAGGTGCCGAATCATCGTGTTTAAGACCTTTGTAGCCAAGGCGTACTCGTCATTTGTGGGTTCCGTGACCCCCAAGGCGGAAAGCGCCATCTCGATGAGCTCGTTTCGAGTGTAGGTGAAGTCCGATGTGGTCCCGGTCGGCACTTATTGCACCTTTTTCGGCCTTCCGCGCCGCTTGGGAGCCTCAATCGGAGCCACGGACGAGGGTTGCACAGCCTGAACAGGCAAATTGCTCAGTGTGACCGCTTCAACCTCTGTCGTCCCCGTGTCGGAAACCTCACAGTAGTACGGATTGATGGCAAAAAGAGCCTTGGCTTGCTCGTCCGGCAGCTCTTTGACCTCTCCGTGCATGAAATAGATGTATTCCTTGGTCACTCTCCGTGTCCCGATGGGCAGAGGAACCGAGGCTTTCGCTTTCGGGCCTGTATATTTCACTTTCATTCGGTCCCCTTTCCTAAAGAACCGGAGGAGGAGGCTGTTCGCCCCCTCCCCCGGAATGGCTTTAACGCATCTGCTTGAAGAAGACGTGGATGTAACCCAACCCAGCGTCGGACCCAGCCGACGTTGTGTAGGTCAAGCTCTGCGCCTTCGTGGGAAGAATGACGTGGCCCGGTCCACCCGATTGGCCGAAGTCATTCGCGGCAGACGTACCCGCCGAGCCCTTTCCGAAGAGTGCGCCCTTGTACGGGGCCGTCACATAATCCTCGGTCGTTGTATCGGTGATCGTCCAGAGGCGAACCATTCCCGCCGTCGAGATCGGAGCTGCTACAACGAACCCGTCCGCGTCTCCGCTCGTCTCCGAAGAGAGAAGCCCGACGTTGATGGTCTCCGTTGCGTCAATCGTCACGACCTCCACGATTACGTCATAGACGTAAGCGTGAAGCGGAATGTCGATGCCCGTATCGGTTTCCGTGTTGTCGTGGAAGCTGTAAGGCACCACGATGCACTTGTCCGTCCCTGTGCGATCCAAGAAGATAACGTGATCCGTAGGCGTCACACCCGCGACAAAGGCGCTATTTCCCTTGTCGTCGTTGATGTAGATGTCCACGGACGTGGCCGCGCACTTGAACGTGATCAGGTCGTCCGCAGCAAACTGCGTCCGCGTGATCGGGTTCGTCTTCGATGTCCTGGCGTCGTTCGAGTAGATCGTCGCCAAGGTTTTGCTGTCCGCCGTGTACACAAACGCGTACACGCCCGACGTGATCGGCTCACCCGTTCGGATGTCCTTCACGGTGATGTCATATTTCTGATCTCCAAAGCCCATTTTAAATCCTTTCTAAGGGGCCGGGGGGCTCTTCACCCCCCGGTTTCTCCCCTCATTCGTTGTTAGTCAGCCACCGCCGACGAGAACACACTCACCACGCCGTGCTGACACGCGTTTGTCGCGTTCGTCTTGAACACGGCCTTTTCGATGCCGAACACCGACCGGATTGCCACGCCCTGCTTATCGCCATAGTCGAACTCTTCCTCGACCATATCGACGATGTACCCCTTCGGGGTTGCACCTTGAGCAAAGAGAACCGCCTGTGCGCCGCACAGAGAGTTCATCGCAACGTCCGAGGACGAATCGCCCACGTTGTCGAGAAGAAGAACCTTCGGGGTCTCCTTCACGATGACGCCATCCCACATCCCGGCCATGCCGGTAAAGATAGGATTGGTGCTTCCACGAGGCATCGCATACTGCTGAGCCGCTTGCCACGCCGAGGTGTTCTTCAAGTCCCGAACACAGTACGGGTGCGCGAAGAGGACATAGTATTCCTCGCCGTTCTCAATGCGGATCGGTCGGATCTTCGGATTCGCAAGCTGTGCAATCCGCTTTGCCAGACTGATCTGCGTGGTCGTCAGCGTGTCGTTGGTCGCATCCACCAGCCCGAGAGCCGTGGCATGGACACCCGACACCGCATTGGCCACCGCTGCTCCGTAGAGCACACGGTCCACGTTATCCGCCATCCAGGTGTTGCGCTGACCCGCAGAGGCCGACCCGTACACCACGCCGTTGATGGTGGAGAACTGCTCGAAGATTTTGTCTTCGATGTACTGCGCCATCCAGGTGGTCAATGCGGGCTTGGCTTCAGCCATCAGCCCGAACTCAGGCCGCATTTCGCTCATCCACGGGATGCGGACGGCGTTACGAACCTGATCCACCTCAACCCGATGCCCGTAATACTGCTGGGCCTCTTCCGCGCCTTCCAGAGTTGAAGCTCCGGTGACGCCGGCACCCGAGAGTGCCCCCACAAGGTTGAAGGTCAGGGCATCGCCCTTTTTCTTCGCCAAGTCCTGATTGACCTGGATCGTAAACTCGGAACTCATGCCCATATAGGGACGAGTGACGAGCTTGTCTTTGTACTCACGAAACACGCTAGCCATGAACTGCTCAGCAGTTACGGCAGCACCAGTTGCTACAGTTGTATCGGCCACGAATGGCCTCCTTTCGTTACCGTGTCAGGTAACGGGAGGCTCTAACGTGGTAGGCTGTTCGCCCAAGTATCCGGGATGTATTTCGGATGCTCATTTCCCCCCGCCGCCCGTACCTGACTTACGTCAGTTGGTTGATTTCCTCGGGCAGCGAGTTTTCCAGCGAATTCGGCTTCCCACTCTGACCGCCATTTGGCTTTCAAAGCAGCTTGCTTCTTCTGCTCGCGGGTGACGGGATCGGGTCCGAGTTCAATCTCTTCCGCGATCCTGACAGCCTCCGCGATCAGCGTATCCGCTGGGTCCGCAGCCCCCTGTACTTTGGCCACGAGGACGGGATCATTCTGAGCTTTGATGAGTTCCAGGGCATCCACATAGGCGTCTCCGTACTTCTTCCGTCCGTAGGCGTCCTGTTGACGTAGGAACTCCTCCCGCGCGGCCTTGCGAGCCGCTTGAGAGATGTCAGGTTCCGCTGACTTCGGTTCCGGTGTCCAGTCGGTCGAACCTGCCTTTAGTCTGGCGTTTTCCTGTTCCAGCAGAGCAGCACGGGCCTTGAGGTCCGCAATCTCTCCCCGGCTTTTCTCGCGAATCTTCTTCGCGACCTTGCCGATGAGTTCTTGTGGTACGAGCTTCGGTTCTTCGGTCACCGAGGCCGCAGCCTCCGGTGCCTCCGTCGCTTGTACCGATGCCGGTTCCGCTTGAGGTGCATCCACCTTCACTTCGGGCTTCGGTTCGTCCGTCTTTCCTTCCGGTTTTTCAGTTTCCCAGCTCATATGCTCCCATCTCGGTTTTAACGAGTTGTCTCTCGTCAACCACCCGTTACGTCGGCGTCACGTTTTGCCCGTTTGACCCGGCACCGGTCTTGCTCATGGCTTGATACTGCGCAAGTTGTAGTTGCGCTTGCATCATGGCAGCCTGTTGCTGCTTTCTCACCATGATGGCTTGCAGCCATTCGTCTTTATTCGGAAGGTCGCTGGATTTGATCAACATTTCAAGAGGGAACGGCTCCCCCGCCTGGACAGCGACTTGTCCAAGCTGTGCGAGTTGATTGAAAATCTCCTGACGTTGGTTCGGCGTCTCCGCGTCCTCATCAATCTTGATGTCGTACTTGCCCAATCGAAGGTTGTTCAAGATCCCTACCGTGCCGTCCGGCAACGCCACACGCTGATTGAAGATGATCTCTTTGGCCCCCTCGTCGTCCGTGATCTTGACGAGCTTTTCCGAGGTCCAGAACTGCTGAATCTCATCGAGCACAATCGAGAAGAGATCCCGCCGCGCCGAACGAAGCGCCGCATAGAAGGGCCGAAGCATCTTCTGTCCGTGGATCTGCCGAAGGTTGATCGCACGCCCTGAGAGCTGCTTGTCCTCCGTGCCGATGAACTCTCTGGCCACACCCGAAGCCTCAATCTCACTCTGGGCCAGTTGCAACAGGAACACGTCCGTTTGCTCGGGCTTTCCTGAATCGATCTCCATCTTCCTTCCGGCCTTGTAGACCACCACTCCATCGGGGCGGGACGCTTCCTTGCGGATGCGCTCAATGTCGTTCTTGAGGAACGCGCCCTCCTCGGCCAGGATTCGATTCGTGTTGCTCTTGTGCAGGAGCTTGGATCGCCGTTTGTTGTATTCCTTCTGCGCGTCCACATACTGCTTAACGATTCCGTAAGGAATCTGTACATCCGAGTGCTCGACGTGTCCCACCGCTCGAGCAAAGGGAAAACGCCCTTCCGAATCATGGGGCCGGACGTTTTCTTTTTCCTCGAGGATCTTGTTGCAGATGAAGATTCCGCTGTTGAGTTCCCACTTGGTCCGGGCAAAGATTTGTGCGCCGGGGAAGTTCTGCTTTAAGGTCGCGATCTCATCCTTGGCAAACTCCGTGATCTCGACAACGTTCTGCGGCAAATCAGGGTGGAACGCGAACTCCACGCGCTTCTGCACGCGCTCCCACACGTTGATGAGCCGTATGCGCTTGCGCCCTGGGTCCAAGAACGTCTCGAAGTCCCACCCCGTATCCGGTGAAGCGTTGTCCGTCTTGGCGTAGTTGTCGCCAAGATACTCACGCAACACCGCGCCCTCGGACACCCACGTCTCCCGGTCGCGCTCCGCCGCTTCCTTGATGAACTTCTTGTGCTCCGGGTAGAGCTCGATCAGATCCTCCGACTCCACCCAGATCGTCTCATAGAGCCGCTTGGCATCTCGTAGGTCCGTGCGCCGGCAGCGACGGTCCACCACCACGTCATCGTTGGACCGATGCGCGATGCGGATCTCCGGTTCCAAGAAGTCGAACTCTAACGTCGCCTTGTACCAGCCCACCCCACCGATAAAGAGGTCTTCCGCTACCTTGGCTTCTTTGTCATCAAAGCGGTTTTGATCTTCGATGTACCGTAGAGCCTCGGTGACATACTTGGCCGCGTCGAAATCGTTGCTGCCCCGATCTCTGGCCCGCATCATCACACGCTGACCTAAGAAGTCACCGATGACTCCATCGACACGGGGTTTGATGAGGTTGATGACGACCTCTGGTTGCCCACGGTCTCGAAGGGCGTTCTTCTCTTCGGTGCTCAGTTGATCGCCGTCGTAGAACCGTTCCCACTCTCTCTTCTTGTCCTGCCAGGTCTTGAACGCTTGGAAGTCCTGCTGAAACTCAGACCGCCAGCGTCTCAGTTTCTCGGACTCTTCCGATGTGATGGACATCCCCTCTTCAGCCACGTCAAAAGAACCGTGGCACAACTCTTCTCACTTTTCAAACCGTCACCCAACTTGGTGGGTACGGTTCGTCGTCGTCCCCGTAATAGCGGCGCATTTTGGGCGGTTGCGGCTCAATGCTGATTCGTGGCCGGCCCATAATCATATGCCGTAAGGCATCGTAAGGATCGTCACCGCCCTCGCCCTCTATCGCATCGACCTTGAGCACATCCTCCGGGTTCTTCGGGTCGTGCGTCATGCGCGTGACGCACTCAAACGTGATGGGGCAGGTCTCGAAGAACCGCAAGCGTGGCCCGTTGGGACCGATGGATAGATAGTCCCGAAGCTGCTGCGCCCCTGGCACCCGGTCTATCGTCGCTTTCTCAAGCACCAATGCATGGTCGGATGCCTCCGTGACCTTCTCCTCCACAGATGGCCCGGAGCCGTGTTTGGCCCAACAGTCCCACCCGGACGGCACGCTCCCCAGCTTCACCGTGTCCTCAAACGCCATGATCTCGTGAGTCAGCTCCTCAGTGCGCTTGCCGGCCTTCACATACTCCCGATAGACGTAGCCGTTCCCGTCCGTGTCCCACGCTACCCACACGAAGGCTGCCGGGTGGTTGAACCCCGTATCAAACCCCGCCGTCCGCTCCCAATAATCGGGGATGGGGAAGGGCTTTACCATGTGCGTCTCGCGGCTCACCATGTCGAAGAACTGGCCGGCCTGGATGTCCCACGAGCCCTCAAGGTACGCCTTGACCAGCATCGGGTTGCGGTTGGCTTGCAATCGGTCGATGTAGCCAGGGTCGTTCTTCATCAGCGCCGGGTTGTCCAGCACCTTGGCAGAGATGAAGGCGAACGACTCCGGGTTCTCCACCTTACGAAAGTTCCTTTCGATGAACAGGCGCTTGAGCCACTTGTGGCCGATACCCCCAGGATTCCCGGTCAAGATCGTTCGCACCGGGATTTCCGGGCGGCTGGATCGGTTGGATCCTTTGAGCGTCCAGAACCAGTCCTCGGGCCACTCCCCCACCTCATCGATGGCGAGGTCCGTATATTCCTGTCCCTGGTGGAGGCTCAAGTCCCGCTCATACTGGCAATGGCGGAACATCAGCACCGAACCGTTTTCGAACTTGATCTCCTTGTTCTGGTTGCTGAACCGCTGCGAGAGCATCGGGAACTTGGTCAGCAGCGGGTCGATGTGGTTGCCGTAGAGTTCCGGGTACGTCTTGCGGAAGATGACGCCGCGGGATCCGGGGATCTCCAGCCGGCGCTTGAGCATGATCTCCCGAAGACCGTGGCTCTTGCCCCCGCCCTTCGCGCCACCGTAGAAGACGTTCTCGACGGTCTTGATGAGGCGGTCTAGCTCGCTCTGCTTTGGCGTCAGAGCGATTCGAATCTCAGGCACTTACTCTTCGCCGTGGATCTTCTCAACGACGTTGGCAAAGGCTTCCGCGTTGGCCTTCACCTCTTCTTGGTTGAGCGGAGGAAGCTTGTCGATGGTCGCGAGTGAATCTGAGCCTTTAAGCCTGAACCCCACCACGCCATCTTCGATGAACGGCTCCAGAAGCGAAGCCAGCCCCTCACCCTCTTTGGTCTCTAGATACCCTTTCCCGTCGCAATGTGGACATTCGATCTTCATACCTTCCCCCTCACCTTTCCCATCAGCGTCGCCATCTGGGTTCTGAACGCATCCGGCGAACAGTTCTTGACGTACCACTCCCGGAATGTCCCCTTGTCCCCCTCATGCGTCAAGGGGTCGGAGATAAGCCTTTTTGCCTCCCGGAGGCTCTTGGCATATAGGCACCCGTAATACGGGTAGTTTGTCACGACGTGCTTGCCCATCATCTTGGCTTCCGCGATGTTCTGCGGGCACCCGTCATGCTCCGTCCATCGCAGCACCGCCGTTGAGGACCGAATCACCTGTGTCACCTCTTCCGGGCTTAACCTGCCTACATCATAGCAGTGGTCCGGTATCTCCGGCAGATCGTCCGACCCGTAGAACACGAAGTTGACCTCTGGCACAGACCCAGCGATGTCCAGGCACTCCGGCCAACAATACTTTCCTCGGATCGACGGCATATACACCGCAACAAGCGGCGTTCCCCCACAGTTGGCCATCTCCACCACCTCCCTCACAGGGAAGTAAACAACCTCCCCACTCACCCCCACCGTTTGCAGTTCCTCGAGCAATCGTTCGTGCACCACAGCCGTCCGGTCGAAGGTCGGCACCCTCTTTGCCGTGCACATCTCTCGATAAGCCTTCTGAGCATCGCTCCCGACGTAATACCCAAGCGTTGACGTGCCCTCGCTTGAGCATCGCTCAACCATCGCTTGAACGGAGCTGTCCACATACACAAACACCATCCAGTCGCACGGCTCGTACTCAGTCACCACCCGGCCCCCAAGATGTCCAGCGATCATCTTGGCGTGGATCGGAACCTTCGGGCCGTAGACGGTGACGGTCATATTTCAGCCGACTCCACGAACGACCGCCGTGCTTTGAGTCGGTTACGATAGCGCAGCTCATCACACACTCGGCATCTCCGATAGCCGTTATCAAGTACCACCAGAGTTTCAGCCGTATATTTGTGGCCATTCTTACATTCTGTCTGCCTTGCGTGGCGTGCAGCCATCCCGTTACCTCGCAGGAGATTTACACGATGCGAAACGGCTTCGAGATGATCTGGATTCACGCAAAGTCTGTTCCTGCATAGGTGGTCAAGCTCCAATCCTATTGGAACAGGTCCACGCACCTGCTCATATGCCCACCTATGAGCAAGAACACATTTGCCCTTTCCTACCGCAAACACCCCGTACCCATCCCCCTGAGTCCCCGCTTTCCATAGCCAACAGCTATCCCCATGCTCAACCTTCCCCCAGAATCTCACATATGCGCGTCTATACGGAGGCACTACTTGTCGTCGCTTTCTCGATAATCGCACACGATCAGCTTGAACGGCTCCCCATCCTTGCCGGTGATCTCCTGTCTGTCTGCCCAATCCTTTGGCCTGCGGTTTTTCAACCAAAAGATCATCGAGGTTGGATCAGGAGGATAGTGCCGCACCGTGTCCGCTCGCACGACTTCGCCTGTCTTGGAGTCGTAGAACATCTTCTCTTCGGGGTGGCTGTACCCGTGAGCTCTTTCGTAGAGGCTCGCCTCCACCTTCGCGTCCGCTTCAGCTTTCCAATCCTTTATGGTGTCAACTAATTTGACACTTTTCTTCTTCCATTTGTGCAGGGTGTAGCGTGAGATTCCGACCTCTTTGGCGATCTCCGCGTCCGTCTTCCCGGCCTTCGTGAGGACTTCTATCTGGTCGATCATCTCGACTTTAAACTTGCTAGGACGACCTCGCGGCACGAGTCAAGCCCCCCTTTAATTCTGAATGATTCAACGACATTACACTTTTCCTCTTGACAGAGTTTTCAAAATCCCCCCTAAGATCCCCCCTTAGAAAGTGCTTGGTCATAAGCCGTCATCACTTTCTCCATCTGCGTTTCCATCGCAAACTTATGTCGAGTCGCCTGAACGTGGGCGCGAAGATCGTCGCAGTCGTTAAGAGCGGCGTCGAGTTCATCGAGGCTGTCGATAGCCACGCCGAGACCGTTCTCCTCGATGAGGCTCGCCATCTTGTGAGCCTTTCCGAAGCAAACGCTTGGGATGCCGGCGGCGACGTATTCGAAAAGCTTATTCGGGATCGCGTCGATCATGTTCTTGTCTGGATGGGGACTGCCGCAGATTCCCGCTCTGGCACTCGCCATCGCTCGGATGAGATCGGGGATCATCATGGGCGGTTGCAGCTCGCAGACCGTCCCGTATTTCGTGACTTTGGAGTTCGTCCACACGCGCACTTCAATCCCTATTGTGCGTATTTTCTGCAACGTGTCCAGCCAGTACCGGAACATCCCCGGCGTTTCGGAAAGTCCTGACGCCAACACGAGATGCTTTTTCGGTTGGTTGACGGTCGCGTGCCAAGAGCTTGGGCAATAGGATCTGTAGGCGATTCCCTTCTCGCCGGCCAGATACGGAGTCGCCGCAAGCCTGTGCTCTGGGCTGGTTTCCGGCCAGACGCAGGGTTCGTCGTGCGCGTCCCAGATGTAGGGGACGTGGCACTTCTGAACCGTCTCGAGGGTCATGTCTCGGATGTGCGTGTGAACGTGGAAGAGATCCGTGCGGTCGGCCCACTCTTTGATGGTCCGTCCCGGTTGCCCGAAGCGCTCCCCGTCGTAGCCCACGAAACAGATTTCCGTGAAGATCCCCGGCAACGTCTTTTCGCCGTTGAACCAATGAAGCCCAATCCAGCGGACGGTATGCCCCGCGTCTCGTTGCACTTGCGAAAGCTTGAGCATTCGAGAACAGGGACCGACGCTGACGTGTGTGATGTTCACTTCTGCCTCCGCAGTCCCCAGAAATAAACGTCGGTCGTCGCAGCGATAAATACTGCTCGTGGAATCCAACCAGAGACCACGAACACGGCGCGAACAAACCAGTGCAAACCGATGAACGACCAGACCGACTCACACGAGTAATCGAACTGGAACGCCCGACGCATGTACCAGAGATTACAGCCGTCGCGATCCTTGCAGATCATTTCTCCCCCCGGATCTTCTTGGCCACACCAAGTGAGGAATAACAAGTGTGATCTTCCGCAATCTTCGCGGCCCGCTCCATCCCCTCGGCGTAGCACTCGGCTCCGAAGATGAGGATAGATTCCACGCTCTCGTCTTCTCGGAGTTTTGCGCTTTGGAGTGGCCGACCATCTGCACGCCACTTATCATAGACGTTCAAAATCACCATGAGCACATCTCGTGCTTTGTTCTTGAAGCTCTCCTCCAGGTCAGCCATCCAACACCTCTCTTCGGTCCATCTCTCTTCGCATCAGCCATCCAATCATGTCCGCGAGACACACCTTTTCTCTGGGAACCCCACAAACGTTCGCTGCGAACTCGTTCAGCATCGCGTAGTCGTTTCTGAAACGCTTGAGGGACTCGATTGGGATACTTACATCCATCGGACCAGGGAAGTCTGGAAGATTCCGAAGTTCATCGGTTTCGCTCCAGATGTTGAGTAACTTTCGTTCCTCGATCATGTGGAAAAGGGGTGGCAGGTCAGCCACGGGGTTCCTCCTTTGGTGGATAGTAGAATGTTTGTGTGGTGGTCACCACCGTCGGCGTGTTCCAACAGGCACACGTTGGTCGAATCGGCGGTGGAAGAACACACATCCATGTTCCTCCTTGCGTGTCATAGAAGTACGGCGCACCACATTTTCCACAATGTCCAGCAGGTTCGTTCATTTCTCCTCCTCTCCACGGGGTTCCTCCTTCAGGGCTTCGCGGGCGATGTTTCGACACATCACTTGGTCCGGTGGACCGAATACGTTTCCGTGTTCGTCGTTTCCAATGTGAAAGAGTCCACTAAGAATCTTCTCCAACGCCGCGCGGTAGCGGGCCACTTCCTTGCGAAGTTTATCTTCCAACGTCGGGGCCGTATCGCACGAATTGATGTAGTCGAAGATGCCCTGCATCATCTGAATCACATTTCCCCATTGCTCTTTCGTTAGCTCTTTGTTCATTTCTCCCCTCCGATTGCGGCCTCGGCACGGCGAAGCCACTCTTTTCCGAACCTGAACATATTTTTCCCGGCCTGATTCCATATCGGTTCAGCGTTCACGATCACGGAGATGGTGGGCATCGCCTCCCGCACCAACTCGCGGAGCGTGGCACACTCGGCCTCAAGGGTGGCGTTCCTCATGTACAGATTCTGGTTCACAACCTCGATAGGGGTGCCTTTCAACTCCAGCCACTTCCTCGCGGCGGAGAGGATTTCGTCTAAGTCCTCACGGTTAATTTTGAAGTTTCCGTAGGTCTTTCGGTCTTCGATTAAACCGTCCAGTTTCTCAATGGTCAGCACGTTTCCTCCTCGGCTTTCGCTTAGGCCGAATTTTCTCTTCGGGTTGTGGGTCGCACACCGGGCAGCCGGGCCCACATTCGTAGTTCCCGTGATTCCAGATGGCCTCCAATCCTTCTTCAATCAACGCATCAGCCATGTCACCCATGGTCCCTCCGATTTAACGCTTCGATTCCTTGCTTGGTTACCCTAAAAACGGCTGAGCACGGGGCAAGTGGGTACGTACGCTCTTCTGCAAATCCTTGCGTCACGAGTCTTTTCCATTCGCAGTAGTCGTCAGAGCCAACACAGGCCACAAAGTAATTACGATAGCGCTCTGTACGCCCTAGCGCATGTTCCATTAAGTCCAGTTGTGTGGTTGTTAGTTCCATGTTTCCTCCTCGGTGGGTTAACCCCGCTCATTTGCTCCTCGCACCTTTCCGCAGCGGGAGCACCGGCGGTAGGAGGAGATAATCTCCCCGTGCTGGATACCAATCCAGTCTGTCCCGTCAGAAGCCACAGGAATCCACTCCCACCGATGCAAGCCCAGGAAGCAGAGAAGGCGGGTCAATCGACGGCCTTCCACTTACCGTTTTTTAGATGGTACACGCCGTCGATTAGCTTCGCCTCGCCTTCTTCGTTCAGTGAATGTTGGTTGTGGTTTCCGCAGCCGCCAGACAACCCACAATCGCTTACGACACTCCAGATCGCGGGCCAATCATCTTTTCTAACATCGTCCGAGAACACCGAATTTCTAGGGCCAAATGGAAAATCGACCGAGGATGGAACGCTCTTATGTGCCCTGGCGATGGCGACTTTCGTGATGCCTGCCTTCGCGCATTCATTTAAGAAGTGCGCAGTAAATCTGCGTGCTTCCTTAACCGCAGCTTTTGTGGCCAGGACCAATGCGGCCAATTCTTTTTGTCTTTTTTCGATCTCTGCAACTCTTAGATCAAAGTTCATTTAGTTGCCTTCCTTCCCTTCGCGGGGACGTACTTCACGAAAACTATGCCCCCGTCGAGTGTGATTGCATTTATAGATCCATCTCGAACCAGCCCCAAAAGGTGCTGTTTCACGTCTTCAGTCTTCGCACAGCACTCGCACGAACAGTCTTTAGCCTTCGCAACAAGCGCCTCCATGCGAAGAACATCAAAACGCATCGTCATACCACCACCCACAACGCTTTCGGCGGCTTCATTACCCACCCCCTGACCGCAGGGAGCGGAGTTGTTGCGCAAGATCAGAAAGTACCCAGCGAATCTCCAGCCCGTCCAACTTCCCCCTTTTCCGTTTTGCTTTTGCTGAAACCTTCGCCGCCTCAATCCGGCAACAAAGATCCTCGATGGCCTCATTTCTCACGGCGTCGAGGGCTTTCTCGATGAGGTCCGCTTGGCAGTTGCGGCCACAGGTGCATTTTCTTTCGGTCCTATAAAGCATCCCTTGTTTTGAAAGAGCACATGCGTACCACGGGTCATCACACTCTATATGAGGGCCAGCCAGCTTCTCCGCACGTTCACGGTTCGAAGTCATTGTCTCTCCCCTCGGTCTGACCGCAGGGAGCGGTCCATTGCATCTGCGAGTTGCGTGTGGAACGTGTCGTCTGGCGCGAGTTTAACCACGCCTCCGGTCGTCGTTGTGTTGTGCGTCCTGACCCACTCAACGGCCTCATCCCTTACGGCGTCGAGGGCTTTCTCTGCTTCTTTCACAAGAACCTCAAACGTACCACCTCCAGGCAAACGCACTCGATCCTCACGCTTATAGTCCTCTTTCTTCCACCCCAACACTTCGGCGGCCAGCCTCTCCGCACGTTCACGATTTGTCTTATTCATGACAGCACCGTGTTGATCGTGTTGTGATAGTCGCCCAGATACCACTGGCTGTAGTCTGCCTCTACAAGGTAGCCCTGTTTTACAAGGTACTTGGGGATGTCACTGTAGCCCCATTCGTAGTTCTTGCTTCGGAAGTGTTTGTCTAGTCCAAGGGCCACAGTGTCGAAACCTTTCACGGCCCGATACAGACCCATCACATGGTAGTCGGAATACTCACCCGATGACAGAAGCAAGAGCTGATTCTTTTTGACGTTCATTTCAAGAACCCCGCGAGTTCCTTCAGGACGTAGAGTTTCGGCGCGAGAAACACCTGGAGAGTGTGCTCTATGGACAAGCCAAAAAGGATGAGAGCAACTACCCAAACAAGTACGCCAAAGACACACAGAGCTACGCCTCCGTCATCCGAGTAGCGTCGATTTTTGTCACCGATCATTGCCCATCCTTTTCGGATCGCCCAGACGCAAATACACAGAGCGATGAACGATGCCACGGATGCGACGACTCCAGACACGCGGCCATACAGGACGAGTTGTTGAACCACGTCCGGCGCTTGCTCCAGCGTGAAGTCTTTTGTCTGTTTGATGATCTCGACCAGTTGCTTTAAGAGTTCTTCTTTCATTTCGTCACCACGATGTGTAGGGTTTGTTTAGTCTCTTTGAAAGCTTCTCCAGTGTTAGCGCAGCATCGACCCGCGTCTTTGTCTCCCAAGACCATTCTTCAGGATGGTCAGATTGTACGAGTCCGGCAGCGATATCAGTCAATGCGTGTATAGCAATGCCAAGTCTGGACTCCAATTCGCTGGAGTAGTCGTGAAGTAATCGAAACTCTTCTTTCCGTTTTGCAACCCAGTTCATTTCGTCACCTCTCGGTTAAACGCCTCCACCACTACTCACCCGTACCCGGACCCGTCCCCGTGCCCGTACCCGTACCCGTACCCGGACCCGTCCCCGTACCCGTACCCGTCCCCGTGCCCGTACCCGGACCCGTCCCCGGACCCGGACCCGGACCCGTCCCAGTACCCGGACCCGTCCCCGTGCCCGTACCCGTACC